GCCACCATTCAAAACAGGCAATATTCCATTGACACCAATAGCCAAAGAAACTGTGTTGTTTTCCCAAAGGCTGTTACTAGAGTTGTAAACAAGCGTCTGACCATTGCTAGGCGTTTGTGCGCTTACATCATGGATTTCATCAAGTTCATATCCATTTTGAACTTTGACAAATAACTTACCTTGTGTTGGGTGAGCGTATTCAACAACAGCAACATACACCAAATGAATAGGTGCATAAGGTTTGGTTGCAGTTACAGCGCCTGCGGTTGTGCCACTCAAATAAAGTTGTTGACCATTTGAATAAGCAGAAGTGTCAATGTTAGTAATCAAACCAATGATGGTCACATTACCATTTGAATTGTTTGCCAAGTCAGCAGTCATCATGCCCAAGGTCTGTGCAGATGTTGCATCGCTTGTAGCCAATGCTTTTGATACTGTTGAGATTTGACCTGTTGCACCAGAAATGTAAACAACTGTGCCTTTAGTCAATGTCGCGCCAGTTGTGTTGCGAACTTGTGCAATCACATTGGTTGTAGCCGCGGCAACTGCAACAGACAAATCGCGTGATGTGCCAGTTGATGTAATGGTTACAGAACCATCAGTTGATGTAATCGCACCAATAGCACCAAGGTTAGTCAACGCATCAGCGGCAGTTGTCGCACCTGTACCACCATTGGTAATAGCCAAAGTACCACCAAGGGTCAATGTGCCGCTAGTGGTGATTGGGCTACCACTAAATGTCAATCCTGTAGTGCCGCCAGAAGCCGCAATGCTTGTGACAGTACCACCACCATCAAGCACCCATTCCAACGCTGTAGCGGTCGAATTAAGACCTAAGCGCTTGTTTGCGTTGCCTGTGTATGAAGGCAACAGATTCTGAATAGCGCCTGCCGCAGTTGTGGCATCAGTACCACCAGAAGCGATTGGCACAGTTGCCAAAGAAATGGTGTTGCCAACAATTGTGATTGGTGCTGTGCCTGTGTAGGCTGTGCTAGTCAGGGGTCCGACATCTTGCACAGTTCCATTTGTGTAAGTAATACGCAAATATTGGAATGTTGAAATTGTTACTGGAACAATACTAACGATGCCATTGCCTGCAACGCCTCTGTCAATCGTGATGACTTGCGTTTGTGGTGGAACTACCTCACAAACAATATTGTTTGCGTCTGTGACTGCTACATTGATTTGCATGATTACCCCTTAAATAACAACAATACCATCTGAACGAACTAAGAACATCAAAAAGATGATGCCATCGTCAGCAGGGTTGCCGCCACCCGCAGGGAATGAAATTTTGATTCGACCTGAGAAACACACAGGTTCAACAGCGTTAATGTCTAACTCAGGGTCACTAGAAATCAGCGACCAAGAAGCATCATCAATCACCAAAGTAAATGTGCCACTAGCATCAATACGATTGGTAATTGTCAAGTTGACAGGGGTAGGCGTTGGTTCGTAATTGCCAATGCTGAAAGACAAGCCATTGCGTGTATCTTGCAGATTGCTAACAGTCCTACGAACGATTTGTGCGTTAATCGTAGCGCCTGTTAAGTTGACTGCTGTGCCGCCAGATGTGAAGGCAAGATTCCAATAGGTCGCTTGGTTGTACACCAATTCGCCAGTAATTAGGGGATTGTCAAAACCGCTGACTTGGGTGATGGTATTTTGGCTAAATAGCGCCATGATGATTTCCCTGTACTCAGGTTAATAACGCGCCCTGCGTACTCGCGGGGGACGAACATCTTGTCATGTTTTGTAGGGCAATTATATGCCGCAAATTAAATTGGTGGTGTTGGAAAAATCACATTAAAGGGATAACCTGATTGTTCTGGAATGTCCCTTAGTTCTTGTCTATAAGTTGCCCAAGCCGCTTGTTGTTCTGTAGTCAGCGGGTTGTTAGGAATTTGTGTCCAATCGCTTGCATAAAGTAATCGTTGTCTTTTTGGCAATACATCTGCAAGTGCTAAATTTTCAACTAGAACCCATTGTTTTGTAGTGAAATCAAAAACAGAATATGGGCTTGTTTGTGCAGGGATTGCTACAGCAACGCCATTGTCAATGTAGTAAACAGACGAATCTATTGAACCTTCAACATAACTTTCTCCAGATTGAATTTGTGAATCAATATCATCTGTTTGAACAGTTTTTGAAATTTCGCCTGTGGCGGTGACATAGATTGTGTAAATCATCGTTTAGTCTCAATGGCAAATAGTGAACGATTAGAAAGTCCTGCGTACTGAACAATGTCGTATTCAAAACCACTTTGAACTTGAAGTCTGTACGTATAAGTTCCCGCTGTGGGCTGGTCGCTAAATCCCATTGCCGGATTTGTACCGCCATACATCAACTCTGTTGAACCCCTAACAAGTCTGAAGTACGGGGTAACCGGACCAAATCCGCTTTCACCCGCATTATAAATACCCGATAAAGGGCTTCCTGATGAAGTTACATAAACTTGGCTACCATTAGTTGTAATCGTAATAGTCTGTGCATCTTGCCAAGTATTAGTTGTTGTATTTCGATAATCTGCGCTTGTGAAAGCACTTGCTGTCAAAGTAACTGCATTACTGTTGATGTTGTTAGTAGCCACCACATTGCCATTCAGCGTCATTTGACTGCCGTTATAGGAAATGTTCGTTGTTGCATTACCTAAAGCAAATGTGCCATCAGTATTGATTTTTGCACCCGTACCTGTCATGGTTGTGCCAGATACAGCAGGCGATGAACCAACAGATAGCGATGTACCACTAATTGCGCCTGATGTAATTGTTCCCAAGTTAGCAGTAATCGCAGACAGGCTACCAACTTTCAGATTGGAAAGGTAAGGCACATTCCAAACTGTTTGTGAAGTTGCAGGGTTAAAGATGCCATCTGATTGGAACAATGCTTCACCCGCAGTCAATGCAGGGGGTGTTGCAACCCAAGTTTCAGAACCACCCCAAGTGTTTGTTGGTGGGAACGCGCCAACGCCTGTGGTTGTATAAGTAGCAGGGGTTGGGTTTAGCGATGATGAAGTTGACTTAGCGTAGCAGATACGCGAAGACAAACCATCAATGCCGTTTGCGCCATTAGCACCATTTGTTCCATTCGTTCCATTCGCACCATTCGCGCCTGCCGCACCAATTGCGTAGGCAGTAGAAGTTGACCAAGTGACTGTGCTTGTGGCGGTGGTTAGGTTGTCAACATAGGTGACTTGACAGCCGTAGAGGGTAAAGCCTGCGCTAGATGCCCCCGGCAACAGCGACCACCCATTAGCCGTAGTAGGTGAAGTAAACGCACCACTTGCCCATGTGTAAGTAGAAGTGCCAGAAGGGAATGTTGTGGGCGTTGTAGCCGCCCATCTGTAAACTTCTAGGATTGCAGTTCTTGCGCCATTTGCGCCATCAGCGCCGGGCGTGCCGGGTGCGCCCGTTGCACCATTTGTTCCAGACGCGCCTGCCGCATAAGACGCTGTAGCATTCCATGTGATGCTAGTTGTTGCAGTTGTGTTTGAATCTGCATAAATAGTTCTGCAAATCCACAGCGTCTGACCAAGCACAGCCGCAGGGGGCGTTAGCGACCAACCATTAGTTGTAGCAGGCGCAGTAAATTGACCTGTTGCCCAAGTGTAAGTTGATGTGCCACTAGGGAATGTTGTAGGCGCAGAAACTGCCCATTGATACATTTCCAAAATGGCTGTGCGCGTTCCATTTGTGCCGTTTGTACCATTAGTGCCGTTTGTACCATTCGTACCATTAGCGCCATTTGTGCCTGCATAACCAGATGCAATGATGCTAGACAAACCCCAATTGATAGAAGTGGTTGTTGCTGTTGCTGTGTCAGAAATGTTGACTGTTGCCGCCCACAATGTATAACCCGCGCTTGGCGCTGTTGTAATTGTCTGTGACCAACCAGATGGGTCAGGCGTGAATGAATTGCTTGCCCATGTGTAGGTAGATGTTCCAACAGGGCTTGCAGGGATTGTTATAGACCATTGAAAGACAGTAGGACGCGCTGTTTGAAGACCATTAGCACCATTAGTACCATTTGTGCCATTAGCCCCGTTTGCGCCATTTGTGGTCAATGAAGAAATTGTGTAACCAGTATTCCAAGCAACAGTTGATGTGGCAGTTCCAACAGTTACGACAGTTGGTTTGATGGCAGTCCATAACTGCAAGCCCGCTGTGCCGGGGTTCGCGGGAATCGCTGTAGACCAACCACCCCCACCTGTGTAGGCAGAATTCGTTGCAGTTGCCCATGTGTAGGTTGACTGACCACTAGGGTTTGAAGGCGTAACAGATGACCATTGATATAGGGCGACATCTGCAGATTGGTTGCCGTTAGTGCCGGGGATTCCCGTAGCGCCTTGGTCAACAAACACAAACTGCAAAGTAGCCGTAGCGCCTTGTGACACAGCGCCCAAAGCAGATTTGTAACGCACAGGCACAATCAGCGTAGCAGGCGATGAAGTCATTGCAGTTGGGATTCCCCATTCAGCAAATGTTCCACCATCAGTAGGCGATGGCAAAGTTAACCCACCAGTTGTTGTGATGTCGCCATAACCACCAGTTGACGAACCACCAATGCGCCATGTGTTGTTTGTGAAAGCGGCATCTGCGTCAGTTTGTGATGGCACAAAGTCAATAGCACCACCTGCGGCAGAACCATACAGTTGCGTAATCAATCCTGTGAATGAAGGCACAAGGGATGAATTCCTTGGCACTTGCATAACGACTGGCAAATGGTCTGTGGTCATCAACAAAGCAGAATCTGCATCGTTTGCTTTTAATGATTCAAACATTGTTGGAGAAATTCGCGTTAGTGCTTTTGACATTGCTTCTAGCATCAACCAGATTCAAGCGCAGTTCCCTAGCAAGTTAAACCGCGACCAATCAGACTATGTTTATTTGAACACGCCTTCTGGTTTGTTGTTTGCTAATGAACCTGTCAACAAATACACAATCAATTTAAGTTTGGTTAACGATTCTGTACAAGCGCAATACCTTGCTAACAGAATGCTTGAACAAGCGCGTGAAGATTTAATTGTTACTTTCTCTACAACTTACAACGGCATTCAGGTTGACGCAGGCGATGTTATTTCTGTAACTAATGCCGCGTATGGTTGGACAGATAAATTATTCCGCGTAATCAAAGTATCTGAAGCGTCATTGCCTGATGGCAACTTGGGTGCGGCTTTAGAACTGAATGAATACAATGCCGCAGTTTATGACGATGCTTCTATTACAGCGTTTTCGCCTGCGCCAAATAGCAATCTGTCTAACCCTAATTTCTTTAGCAACTTAACAGCGCCTACTGTTACAAACATTAACACCACAGCAACCATTCCACACTTTGATGTTCTGTGCGGAATCCCTGCAACAGGTCGTGTTACTGAAGTCACTTTGTTTTACACAAATGTTTCTAGCCCTACTACATCTGATTGGAAAGTTTGGAGTGTTCAGACCGCATCAAACTCGCAACCATTTGTGCCTTCAACAAGCCTTGAATTTAGTGATTTAAATTTACCTACAGACACTTATTATTTTTCTTTCAAGGTTGCTAATGAAAATGGTGCGTCTGCGCTTTCAGCAACTTCTACATCATTTAGTTGGTCGCCTAACCCAACCACATCTGCGGTAGCGGGTACTTTCTTGGCAACCTATTCGCCAATCGTTATGCAATTGCCAAGGAATTCATCCCTTGTGCCTTCATTCACAGGATTGATTACGCAACTGTATGGTTCTGCCGCAGGTGGTGCTATTGACTTTGTGCCATAACAAA